GGTGCGGCTCTCTCTTATACTCTCCAGCACCGCCATTACCGGCAGCGCCTCCTTGCCCATGAAGGGCTTGGTCAACTCGGTCACCGCGCCGGCGGCGGCCACTCTTATAATACTGCCGATCGCGGTCTGCCGGACGTCGGCCATGTTGACCTGGCCCTGGGTCGCCACCGTCCTCGGAAACATGCTTTGGCCCAGACTGTCCAGGGTGGCCCGCATTACCCGGCTCTCGATCCGTTGCAGATCCATCACCATGTCGGCCTGCGACATGCCGATGACCTGACCCACCTCCCGATATGGCGTGAAACAGGCTAACGGTGTCTCGTCGACCCGCTCCCATTGTATAAGTGACTGGGCGTTGCCCAGCATGTGCACATGGACAAGTTCGGCGCGGTGGTCGCCGTCCGTGTCCATCCTGATCCAGCCCTCGGCATACCTGACGAGGCTGGTCGCCTTATCGTTCGGCGGGCTGGCGGCCATGTTACGCCCCCTGGCCCCGTCTCTGGCGATCACCTCCTGACGCCGCCGCATGTCCTGGCCGCGACCCCGATGCGCCAGCACCTTGTCCTCCGGCAGACCCATCTCGAGCAGTTCGGAGACCGTCACGTCGCGCACGTCCCACAGCGCCTTCGCGGTCGCGACGGTCGACGCGCCGGGATCGATCCAGATACACTCCGCCGGCCGCTGCGTGATGTGCGGCCAGCCACGCGACGTGGAGCGGGTGAGCGTGGCCGACCACAACTCAGCGGCGGCGCCCTGGCTCAGATACATCTGCCCCTCGGGGGTTTTGGCGAGCGCCTGCTGCTCCTGGGGCAACATCGGGCGGCGGATGATCCGGCTCGCCTCGATCCCAGGTTCGGCGAGGAGCATCTGGAGTTGCGGGAGGAGGAGACCTTCACAGACCTCGGTCCTGCTGGCCTGTCTCGCACCCCAGTGCCATCTGACCCACCCAGCCTTGCGGGTCAGCGCGTCAAGCAACGCATCATGCAGAATGGTCCAGCCGGGATTGGCCGAGAACAAGGCCCATCTGGCATAGTCCGTCGCCTGCCGCGCCAGTTGGGCCACCGTGCCATCCGTCTCCTCCGACGAAATGGGGCTGAAAGAGACGGGATCTTCGACGCCGGTGAAGAGACGGAGGAGGCTCGGGAGGGTCTGCCTGATGGTGTCCCTGACCACCGTCAAGGTGATGTTGCTGCGACCCTCCAGCCGTGGCGCGTTGGGCTCTCCGGCGTAATATTCCGATGCCGTTATCCGCTGCCGGCTCAACTGATCATCGTAATTCCGGCAGGCCGAGAACCAGAACCGGGCGTTCTCGGCGATCTCGGCATCGGTCTTGCCAACGCGTTGATACAATATCTCCTGTTGCCATTCGGCGCCCGCCGGCCTCGGGGATGGTCTTAATCCCGCCGCATACCGCCTGAGCGTGGGCGGGAGGGACTGGTCACTGTCGGGCGGCGGATCATCATTGTTCTTTGGCGGCAGCAGAAACGCCAGCATCTGCTCGCTCGTGGCATTGATCCCAATTGGCCGCATGCCCCTGGGCACGAGGTTGGGGATGGGCGGAAGGGGAGGGGGGGCGCCGGGAGGCGGGGGGAGGAGGCCGCTCATGGGGTTGCCCTCGAGGCGATCAACCGGCCTCGCGCCCGCTGCAAACGCGCGACCGCCGCATGAAACGCCGCCAGCGCCTCCCTGTATTCCGCCTCCAGATCAGTCTCGGTCACGCTCATGGCTACACGAACTCCCCCGGTTGGAAGGCCATCCCAAAGGGGCGGCTGTCATGCAACCCACTGGTCATGCCACTGCCAATCCCCAGGCCCTGCTGACAGAACGTCAGACACAACGCGTCGGCATAATCCGTGCTGGGCAGACCACGCGCCCGCATCATCTGCTTGCTCTCGACCTGCAACCGACCATCACTCAGAAAGGCATAACGCGGCGCCGCGAGATCGTCGCGCAACCGGTCGTGCCGGGGCAGCCGGACATTACGTCCCGCCAACCACTCCTTCATCCGTATCCACAACTCATCCTTAAGCCGCGCATACCGCCCGGTGACACTGGCGACCTCGGCCACGTTAAGGCCAAGAATGGGCAAATTCTGCTCGTGCAACCGGTCCACGACCCCGGCACCAATGCCAATCACGTCAATCACGATCAACGACGGCTTGCTGTTCAACGCCGCGTCATACTCAGCCTTGATGGCGCCAGCCAACTGCATCGTGTCAAACTGATGCCATGAACGCGGCATGTCCTCGACAACCAACCCACGCCGCTTGATCAACGTGCTGGCGTCCGAACCAAAACGAGCCACATCGACGCCCCACACGGACGTCGCGGTGAGATCAATCGGCACGTCACGCACCATCGCCCCATCAATCAAATCCACCGGTATTAGCGTGTTATCCTCTGCCGTGGGCCACTCACCCAGACACCTGATGCGGAACGCGTTGCTGTCCCGACCATACCGCTGCGCGATCTCCTCGATGAACCGGGGATCAACCCTCGGACTATCAAGCCCACTCACCTTGAGACAGAACCAACGATCCGTCTCCATCGTCATCACACGCCAGAAATGGCCCGTGGCGCGCGTCGGATTGCCAATCAAAACCGTGATCGCCCCAGGCCCGCTCATGCTGCCAACAGCGGCCTCGTAAACATTCTCCTCAATGCCCGACGCCTCATCACAAACCAACAACACATGGTCACTATGAACGCCCTGAAGCGCCTCAGGCTGATCCCGCCTGCTGGTCCGCGCGCTGATGAAACAGTCAGCGTTCGACTTCAACCTGATATGATCCGATTGCAAATCCCATAACTGACGCCACCCCTCGGGCAACGCACTGAACCACTTCGTCGTCTCACTCCACAAACTGTCATACAACTGCGGCGCGCTCGGCGCCGTGCAAACTACCTTGAACGGCACACGCGTGTTGCAGAACCAAACCATCAACCAGGCTGCCAGCGCCGTCTTGCCACAACCATGCGCGCTCCTGATCGCGATCCGCGTGTGGCCACGCGCGACAGCCCTTAATGCCTCCCGCTGCCACGGGTCAGGCTCAACCTGTAGAACCTCCCGCACAAACGCCGTCGGCGCCCGCGCATATCTGCCAATCGCCGTCAGAAACGGGTTTCCAGACGCCGCTATCGCCTCGGCCCAGTTGATCGGAGGTGCTTCGGTGTCGATCATCCCGGCTTGTCCAGGCAACGCTCAACGATCGTCTTCAGGAGTTGGTTGCGCGCCTCGGTGTTGTGGCTGACGGCATACGTCAACGCCCCCATGAACATCAGGTTGAGAAGTATGAGCACCGTGAAACCAGCCGGCAAAGCCTTGATCAACTTCTCGGGTATGCCAGCCAGTAACTGCCGCGTGCTCTCGTTCACCGACAGAAACCCAACGGACGACGCACCGGGTAACGCCTGATGGGAACACCAAACTGATCAAGCAGCCCGGTATCAATCGCACGCTCTTCCTCCGGAACGATAACCTCAACAGTCTCCCGCCCTGGCCACCAATCATCACCCAAATGGTAATCACAACGCCGTGGATACATGTCACTCATGACGTTGACATTGCGTAACGATGTTGTGGGATTTTGGTGGGGAATTTGGGAGGGGGGCCAGTGCCATCACCAGACGGCCTTGGTGGGGGGGCATGCGGCCGGCGCTGACATGTGCACGTATGTATGTCTTACGTGTGTATGTCTTGCGTGTGCTCGGCAGGCGGGACACACGGTGACGTCCGGGCCACTGGCGCTGAACCATGACCAACACGCCAGACAACGACGCTTTGTCATACCGCTATCGTCACGCTTCTGCGGATAACCCCTGTGTCCGTAGCATAAGTCATGCGGCCACCTGATCAATCGGTCGTTTACGGATGCATCCGAGGTTTGTATGAGCGTTAGTTGTTCCCGATTCGTTCGCGCATGGCTCGCGAAATGGCACGACATACTCATTCCGTCGGCGCATCGGTATCGCTCGTCACCGCCGCATGCTCGATGACAGGCGGCGCATCGGCCGAGGCCAGCAGCTCCTGTGAGATCACGCGCGCGGCCACTAAGTGCAGCTCAATCGTCTGATTGCCCGTCGTCTCAATTTCCTGCTTGGGCCGGCCGAACCCACGATCCAACAACGCGACAGCGGCCGCCAGCCTGACCTTGCTGTCCTTGTCCCGCATCATGATGCCGGCGACTATCTCGATGGCTTTCGGCCCATGCTTACGCGCGAGGGCGGCAACGTCCACGAGCGGCTTGGCGCGGCCGTTCGGATTGCCCGACTGACCCGGCTTCCATGATCCGCTGGACAGGCCTCCGCGAACCCCGAAAGCCTTTCTGGGCTGTTCTTGCGTGCTGGCACTCATCCTGAGACTGAATCCCACGCCATGATTTATGGGTCAATGACACTGACCTGACGCCATTTGTCAATCCCTCGATCAAAATCGCCCGTTTCATCGAAAACATTCATGAAAGAAAATCATTGACGAACTTCACGCCATTTCGTATATCCATGTCACCGACACGGGAATTGGTCCCGGTCACGACGCAGGGAATGACCCTCATGATTATTTATCGCGGCCCATCAATGTTGAACGGGAAGCCCATCGTAATGATAGCGACCGGTTTCAATGGCTCATCAAACGAAAAAACCGGCGCGGATCTGATTCAGACCTACGTCCTGAATGACGACCTCCATCCTGTGCTCGCGGCCCGTTCCGGCGCGGCGTCAACCATCTGTGGCGACTGCAAGCACCAGGGAACCTATGCCGACAACGGCCGCGTCGCCGGTTCGCGCACTTGTTACGTCAATCTGGGTCAGGGTGTTTCGGTGGTTTACTCCGCCTATGCCCGTGGCGTTTACGATGTATGCGCCGAGGCCGATCTGTCAGCCACCTTCGCTGGCCGCCTCATTCGCATGGGCACCTACGGTGACCCGGCCGCCGTTCCGAGCCACATCTGGGATGCCATGCTGTCCCGCTCCAAGGGCCGCACCGGTTACACGCACCAGTGGCGCGCGCCGCATGCCGCATGGCTACAGGCTTACGTCATGGCGAGCGCCGACAGCATTGAAGAGGCGAACGAAGCGCGAGCTGCTGGCTGGCGCACCTTCCGTGTCGCACCGGCGGTTGACTGGGCGAAGCAGTCTGGCGAGTCGCTGTGCCCCGCCAGTGCCGAAGGTGGCAAGGTGACGACGTGTGACCATTGCCTTCTCTGCTCCGGCACGTCCGGCAAGGGCCGCAACAGCATCATGATCCCCGACCACAGCACGCAAGGCCGTGGCGCCAAGCGCCGCGCTGGCGTGACCTTCAGGCGGAACGGGGTGGCGATATGAGCAGCCACCTGTCGAGCGCGGCGCGCTTCTCCCTCGCCTTGCGGGGCCTGCGCTGGGGTCCGCGAGAATTGTCCGAGATGCTGGCCATCAATGAACGAACGATCCGGCGTTGGTTGAGTGGCCAGAACGATCCGCCGCCCGCCTTGCTCGAGTGGCTCGAGCTGCTCGCGGCCTTCGTCAACGCCAATCCGCCACCACCTGGACCCGCCGCCTGACACCACGCCACCACACCAACAGGAGATACCGATATGACCAAGAAACTGAACAAAGCTGACACGAAGTTGTTACTGCGTCAGTTGGTCCTGCCGTGGTGGCGTCAGTGCGCCGCGCAGTTGATCAACGAGGCGCGCCGGTCGATCGCCCGCGAGCAACGCGAGGATGCGTTGGCGACGTCGATGGACAGGCGGGCCGCCAAGGTCGTCTCGCTCATCGCGGAGCGGGACCGCGTGAACAAGAAGCACGCCGCTGAGTTCGAGGCACGCATCGCCGCGTGGCACCGAACCAAGGCATCATCGTTCACGATCGACGATCGGCCCTTCTGGGAAGTTTCCACCTTCCGCGCCCGTCAGGCGCGGCGGCGATCGGAGCACGAAAGCCGGTTTCTGGATCTGGTGTTGTCCGGGGTGCCGGAGGATGACCGACCGATCGGGCACTATCGCGGACCGTCGGAGATTGATGCTCTCTGGGTCCAATCGTTCGAGTCCGCTGGTGAGGCCCCGTGAGCGGCAGCCCTCTCCGCCCCCTGATCCCCGCGCATCAGGCCCTGGAGCGGGAGCAGGCCCCTCCAGAGCCCTCTGCCCTCCCGGCGCCCCCTGAGCGTCTCCAGGCGGCCCTGAGGGCGTTGCGGTGGACGTATGGTACCCTGGCCGTCGAACTACGGACCAGCCCGTCGACCACGCGGAACTGGGGCCTGGGTCGCTCGCCTGTCCCTCCGGCGCTGTTGGCGTGGCTCGAGGGTCTCGCGGCATTCCGCCACGCGCATCCCGCCCCGTCACTGAGGGATCGCGAGTCATGAGCGCGAAACCAAAGCGGGCACGCGGACCCGAGCGGTGGGCCAGGCAGGTGCGCTTCGACATTGAGTTCGCCAGGCGCATGATCCTCGAACAGGGATCATGCGCGACCATCCTGGTGATCCACCTCCCTGGCGATCGGCGCGTCGTCTGCACGCCGCCGCCTGGCCTGGGGAAGGAAACGGTGGCGCTTTACCTGCGCGCGTATTGCGCCGCCCATGACGCTGAGGGCTTCGCTTTCATCACCGAGGCATGGATGCGCGACGTGCCGAGGCGGTTTGGCGAGACCGAGGCCGAACATGATGCGCGGATAGACGCGGTCCCGATCCGTGAGGCCGAGGATCGTGTCGAGATCGTCATGGCGCAGGTTGTCTATCGTGACGGCGACGAACGGCGAACGGCGCATGAGGAGCGGGAGATCATGCGGGACGCGACGGGCAAGGTGACCGGGTTCAGGCCGTTGGACCTGACCGGCGCGAGCGAGGGCCGGTGGGTTGACGTCCTGCTACCCGAACCGCCCACCGCCGAGCAACGCGCGTCCGCCGCCGTGGCGCTTGAGCACCTGTCAGCCATGGGCCTGAACTTCGTTCTGGGTTAATCTCCGTCCGTCGCGGGGCCGCCTCGCGACTGTCACCACGATCCACTCCGACCGCCGCCGCCTTCCCCCTTGGCGGCGGTTTTTTTTGTGTCGAAAACCATCCACCCCACCACCTCCACAGCCATTTCTGAAGTCTTTTCTATAGGGTTCTTGCAGGCACACCCACGTAAGCAATGCGTAACAGGTGGTGGAGGTGGTGGAGGTGGTGTTATGATTGATATGCATACGTTTTTTATTCCACCACCTATACCACCACCTATCTATATATATATACAGGTGGTGGAATTGGCGGTCTTTTTCGGTGATTCCACCACCTTTCTCTGGGCACGAGATATCCGAGACATTTTCCCACCACCTCAATTACGTGCCTCATCACGTGCCTCATCACGTGCCTTCTTTGGGCGGTCGCCAGACCCTGGTGGAGTGGCCTTTTTTTCCACTGGTTTCGGGTGTTGATTCCCAGTGCCGTTCCCACCCGAGGGAGCGAAGGACGGCGCCTGCCCGCATGGAGGCTGCCTTGGTCATCCGTTCCTTTGGCATCCCGATGGCTTCCTCGAGCACTCGGGAGGAGGTTACTGGCTCGACCAGATTGGTCGCGGGGTCGGTGAGCCAACGGACGACCGCTGGCTGCCAGACTTCTTCCGACATGCGGGATTCCGTGGTTTCACTGGCCGCGTTCTGTAAATCCTGGTCATCCAGCCAGAGGTTTTCCCCGCTGTCTTCGCGCGCGGCGGCTTCGGCCCATAATTGATCGCGGTTGACGACCAGCCAGTGGAGATCCACGGACTGGCACGGCACCGGCCACATGCGGCTGTTGCCAGTCTGATCCCGTAGATAGTCGTCACTGTTCGTGGTCCCCGCCAATACGCCCTGGCGTGGCCGGTCGACGAAGTCGCGCCCATGCACTGGCCGGTAATGATCGACCGAACGGGACAGGAACGCCTTGATTGTCTCCACCTCGGTTCTGACCAGGTGCTCGATCTCAGCGAATTCCAGGCACCACAGGCCATGCAGGGCGATGGCGGCATCCCGGTTGGCGAGATCCAGGGGCACCGCGTCGGAAAACCATTCACGGCTGAACAAGGTCAGGAGCGCGGTGCTTTTGCCGATGCGTTGCGGCCCTTCCAGGATCAGCATGGAATCGAATTTACAACCAGGGCAACGCACCCGGCGCACGGCGGCGATCAGGAATTTGGCACCGATGGCCTGGAAATAGCCGTGGCGTTGTCGCCATGCGTCGGTGCCCTGGATCTCGTCGTTGCGGGCGTCGAAGGCGTTCGTCAGCCAGTTGTCCAGCCGTTTGGTTCCGTCCCATTTCAGTGTATCGAGCCAGTCGCGCACGGGATGGAATGGGTGCGACATGGCGGTGACGGCCATCGCGTCGGAGATCGTGTTACGCTGGAACCGGGGTGCCCAGACGCGTTGCATGTAAGCCTGCACCAGCGAGATGTCCTCATCCTGCCAGAAGCGTGGATAGGGTCCTGGCATCAGGAACCCGCTGTCCTCCGATGGCGGCGCCTCGCGCATGAGCATGCGTCGGTCGGTGAACAGGTTATGGCCGAGCGTGCCTCGGAACCTTGGATCGTGCGCCATGATGATCAGCGCGTTGGCCAAGGTCGGGTGGACCTCGCCTTCCCTGGTGTGGTGCAGGCGACCGACCCAGGACGGTTTTGGGGCGGCGGTGATCGGGACCACGTTATCCACCGCATCCGTGGGTGGCGGCTCGTCATCTTCCATCGCCGGCCCCCATGGGATTGCGCCGGCCCGAGCTGATCCCGGAGCGGATGGTGTCGCGTGTCTCCACGTGGTCCAGCCCGGCCTGTCGCGCGGCGCCGTAGAGGGCCTCGACCGCCTCCATCTCGCCGAGCAACCCGGCGCCGATCATCCGGCCGATCTGGTAGGCCCGTCGGTTCAGGGTTTCGTTACGCGACCCCGGCGGCGCGTCGATCACCGCCAGGGCCGCGCGATACAGCCGGCGGCGCGCCTGGTCCGAGGTATCGATCACCACTGCCACCCGCTTTGGTTCGGGCGGCATCTCGACCAGCCTGACCAGCCAGCCCGGCGCGATGGGGGGCGCCACATCCCACGGCGCCCAACCGCGCGCCCATCGGTAGGGCTGGCGGGTCACGATATGGATGGAGGGCGGGATTGTGAGGGACAGCATACCCCGGCGTGGATCGATCCCTGGCGCCGGGTAGCCGGTCCTGCCGATGATCCGCTCGCCATTGTGGCGAAATATCAGCCCGTAACCACCGCCGCCGGAAAGCGAGGTGGGGCGTGGCGGCAAGGCGCCATGGACGGCGACCAGCGCTCGCAACGCCGCGATTCCGTCCGCCGCGTGGGTTGGCCCGGCGGCATCGACATCGAGTCCCCAAAGCCCCGAGGGGCCGAAGATGAGGCGCCAGTTGCAACGCGGATACTCCCGGCACCAACGCGCGATCTGGTTCAGGTCGTCGGTCGCCGCCAGATGCGCGCCGGGATAAGCGGCGGCACGACTGGAACGGGACGTTGGAAACACCTTGAAGCCCACCAGAGCGGCGCGTTCGATGTCTGAAGGGATGGATGCCACCGATCAGGAACCGACCAAGGTCACGGTGTGCGAGGCACGGGTTATGGCGACATACAGTCCCTTCTTGCCTTCGTCCGGCGCGCGTTTGACCCAGTCGCGGAACTCCGGCACGTCGATGAACACATGGCGGAACGTCGAGCCCTGCGCGTTATGCGTGGTCAGCGCGTAAAGTGGCCGCGCGTCGACGAACTCGGCCTTGAAGGCGTGGAAGTCCTCCCACGAGGCGGTATCGCCGATGGCCGCGCGCGCCAGCGTGTCCAGCCGCGCTTTGTGCTCCATCCAGTCGCGGACAATGTGGATATCCACGACATTACCCCCCGCCGAGACCACACGGACCTCCCAGGTTGGAATTTCCAGGTGTTGGCCGGCGGCGATCGACACCACCGTCACTTCTTCGTTGGTCGACAGCACGATTTCCTTGTTGACGACGAGCGGAGTGCGGATCAGCGCGCGTTCGCCGGAAACGAATGGCACCGCCGGATCGTGGCCCAGCCAGCGGCGCACGCGGGCGTTGAACCAGTCCACCCGATCGTTGCGCCAGACCAAATAGCGGAACGTGTCGGGATCACTGACGAAGGCGGCCGATGTGAAGGCGTGCTTCAGCCATGCGTTGACCTCATGGCCTGGATTGAAAATCCCGGTATCGCCAATCCGAAGGGGAGTGGCCCACGACCAATCGGGCACGACGGCCGCCTGGGAGGCGCGCACGACGGCCGAGGCGGCGATGATGGGATTGCCTTCCGCCTGCCGCACGATGCCGCGCAGATGGCTTTCGGGGACCGTGGCGAAGCAGCGGCTGCCGGCCTCGCCCACGGGCGGGAGTTGCGCCGGATCGCCCACGAACACCACGGCGATCTCGGCCAGCCAAAGCTCGATGTGGCGCATCATGGAGGCGTCGAGCATGGACGCCTCATCGATGATGACGAGGTCGGCCACGACCGGCGGTGCTTTGGGGCGGCGGATGAAGACCTGTCGGGCACCTTCGGCTTTTGGCCGCAGGCTCAACAGGGAATGAATGGTGCAGACCGGGATTTTGATACCGGCGGCGCGCAGTTTGCGGCTCAACACCTCGCACGCCTTGTGCGTGGGACCGCAGAGCACGACCTTTTTGGTCCCCCAGCGCGTGGCCAACACCTGGATCAGCGTGGTCTTGCCGGAGCCAGCATGGCCGGTCAGCAGATGTGGCCGGCGCATGATGATCGACGCTTCAATCTCCGCCAGCGCGCGGGCCTGATCCTCGTTCAGCGTGATGCCGAGGGGGCTGGTCTCCGCCGGAGGAGGTGTCTCCGGCGCTTCTTGCTCAACCTCCAACTTCTCTTCGATGGCATCCAGTGTCTCGATCTGAGCAATGGACAGGCGGACGTTCTCGCCATGCTGGTCGATGCGTTCCTGAATATCATCCAGGAACCCCCTTTCCCACGCGGTCAGATAAGGGGAACCAAGTCCTTCCTCGACGATCTGGCTGACGTGCCAAAAATCGTCGAGGGAGCAAAACTCATCCATTGCTATACCGTATCAAAATGGTATGTCATCATCAATATCACCAGCCAGAACCTTTTCCCGTGACGGTACCGGCGCGCGATTGATCGCCGGTGTGCGTTGTCCCGCCGTGGATCGCGCCGCTTCCGTGGCCTCGCGCGGCAGGTAGTCCACTACCTGGTTGCCAGCGCCGTATTGCCCGTTGGCCGGCTTGATCTTCAGCCGCAGGCGCCCAACACGGCTCTCCAGGAAGTCTGGATCGAGCTCACCGTTCTCGTATTGCGAGACCATATCGATGGCCTCGGCCAGATGGCGGGCCTTCCAGGCCCAGTTGTCAGTGCCGAGAACATAATCGAAGACGGTGCGATGCCTGCCGTCGCCAAGCAGGATGTGCAGCGTCAGCTTCAGCATATCGTCGCCTTTGGCGGAGCGTGTGTCCTCCGCCTGATAGATCGAGAAATCGTAATCCCCAGGGGGCAACGGTTCGAATGAAGTCGCGGCCGCCGCCGCTTGTTCGGGTGTGACGGGTTTAACGTGCATGATGGTTTCCTTCCTTTTCAGGCGGACAGACGCGACCTGAGATTTTCGATGACCTTGGCTGCCTTGTCCGCGTCCATTTCGGTCCAGGCCTCGACGCCGGCTTTCTTGAAGACTTTCTCGGCCCAGTCGTCGGGCATTTTCACGATCGACAGCAGCCGGCTCAGTTCGGATATCTGGCCTTCATCGGCGAGCACGATTGGTTTCGCCTCTTGCTCGATGACGATGCGGCCATAGCGTTCGGCGAAGTTCTCGTATGACCACGGGAACATGTCGCCCTCGGGGAACGTCGGCAGGCGCGACTTGCCGATATAGGCATAGCGGCTGGTACCAAGCTTCGCGATGCGAAGCGACAGATGCAGGTCGTACTCAAGCTTATCTTGCGCGTCGGCGCAGTAGCCGATCATTTCGCGCTGCTTCTGGTCGTTCAGGCCCCAGAGGTCTTTCTGATGCGCGATAAAGACCGCGTTCATGTCCAGGCGGTTGATCCATTTGATCAGCGACTGGAATTGCCGCGTGGGCAGTTTCTTGAACGCGCCGAACGCGTCCTTGGCGCCGAGCCGCTCCTGCTCGTCCGACAGCGCCACGTTCCAAAGTTTCGATATCGAGTCGATGACGACGGTGCGATAATTGTGCTGCTCCGTGGCCAGTGCCTGGATCTGATTGATGACCACGTCGAAATCCAGGCTACCCTGATCGGGGCCGAGATAGGCGCCACCGGACGCGCGCAACTTGGCGCGGTAGTGGTCGAGATCAGCGCCGCCCTCGGTGTCGATGTAATAAACGGCGGGGAAATCCAGGCTGACCCAGGTCTTGCCGACCCCAGGAGGACCGTAGACCAGGACCGTGGGGTGTCCGGGCTCGACGGCCTCCGGCTCGACGGCGAGCAGCTTCGACCGGGGTTTCGTGATGGCGTTCATGGCGGTTCTCCTTGACAAATTACGTCAGGCACTATACACCCAACGCAATGCAATAGCAATGCGTGAGAAGCCATTATGAGTGCGAAAAAAACGTTTTCCTTGCGGTTACCCGAGGATTTGCGGATCGAATCGGAGCGTCTGGCCAAGGAAGAGAGCCGGACGCTGACCTCTCTGATCACGCATCTGTTGGCGCGAGAGGTGGCGGTTCGGCGGGCAAAGTCGGGGCGCCAGAACCTCATGGGTCAATCTCGGGCAGCCTGAGCCACGCCCCACGCCGTATCGGTGACGGCCGTTTCGGCAGGCCCATGCGGCTGCGTTGCCCGGCGATGGCGTTGACCGTCGTGCGCATCTCGCGTGCCATCTCCGAGAGCGACAGCCCGCGCGCCGACAACTCCGCCAGCTTCCCACGCGCCTCCCGCGACCATTCCGCGTTTCGCGTGAAACCGTCCAGTTTCGGCGTCTCGACGATCCGATATCGTTTGAACTCAACGCGCGTCAGGCACCCCTCGTCGCACCACTGCTCGATGATCGTCTTGACCCACTCCAGCCCGACGCCCGTAGCGGCCGCGATCTGGCGCGGCGAGGCATGCAGAACGTGGCCCTGGCGATTGGCCTCGATCCAGCCCCACACCCTCTCCCGCGCGTTCATGAGCCGCGCTCCGGTGTCCAGAGATCCAACTGTCGCGATGTGTTATCCAGCTTCCTGATCGTCACGGCGTAACGCGTGGCGCTGGTGCCATCGACGCTGTCCGCCCCGGCCGCCACGGCCATCGCCATGCGGCGTCCGGTGTTCACCCTGGCGACATGGTAGTGGACGGCGTGAGCGGCGCAGAACCGGCCCCAGGCCGCCATCGTGGCCAACTTCCATTCCGTCGAGCCGCCCAGGAAAACACCGACCGAGGGGCCGACCAGCGGTGCGAGGTCGGTCTCGACCATGCCGTCCTGCACCGCGATCAGCACCAAGGGACAAACGGACAGGCAGCGATTAAGCCAGCGAACCGACAATGCCAGCGATGCCAGACCGCCGGCCACGATATCCGGCAGCACGATCCAGCGAGCTCGCGCGCCGAGTTGCTCGATCAGGCGTTCAAACGCATCTCCGTCAAAAGATCGCCCCGCCTGGAAGTCCGACCACGCGCCGTTGTCGAGCACGTAATCGTCGAACCCCTCGGTGCGCCAGACGCCGGCACGCGAAACCAGCAGGCCCCACCCGGCTTCCCGTAAGGCGGTCAGATTGCGGCGTGTGCCGGTGCGAGACGCGTAGCACATCATCGATCGACCCATCGGGTGATCACCCAGGCCACCAGCCACGACAGGGCGACCAACGCGGGCCAGACCAACCACAGGTGATCCCGCGCATTCACGCCGGTAGCTTCCCAGGGGCCAGCCACGTCAGCGCCCGCCGCTTTGGGGCCGTCCGCCGCATCGCCGGCCGCACTGACCTCATGCGTGCCGTCACCACGCCCGCTTCGGCGAGCGGCCAGAAAGCCGCCATGCAGTCGGTTCGATCGGCTGGCGTGATCGTGATCCCGGCGCAGTTTTTGTCGTTTGAGATGATCCCCATGTTCTGTGCGAGGTCGAGGATTGGTTTCACATTGTTATCAATATCGGTTCTCGACGTTCGCGGCACCTCGATGACGATGTTGAAGCGTGAGGTAATCGTCACAAGTCCCACGATCTGCATCTTGACGAGCCACCCGGCTTCGTCTCGCCACGCTTTGTATTCCGGTGTCAGGTCGCGATGGCCACGACGGGTCATTTGCCGCGAGAACATGCGGTTGGCCGATGTTGGGCGTGGAAAGTTAATGACCACGGCAGGCTGTTCGCTCACTTCGCCAGTTTCCATGCCGCGTTGAAGATCGGCACATCGCCGTCGAGCACGGGTTTTTGTCGCCGGCGCCGGATTACCAGCGGCGTCACGCAGGCGATGACACAAGACGATTTCAACTCGGTCTTTCGCCGGTCGGCCGCCTCCTTCGTTTCGAACGTCTCGCGTTCAATCGGTGGCATCGGGTCGCCGAACGCGTGCCGGCGAAAGTCCTGCCACGATACTGTCCACATCTCCCCGCCTCCCTTTGTTCACGCGGTTTCGGCTTCCTCGCACGGATACATGTCCGGACGGATTTCGCATCCTGGTATGCCGGTGAGCGCGGCCACGCGCGGGACGTGTCTGGCGGGCACCCGCCGCCACTGGGTAACAGCGGAGGGGACGATCCCAAGATGTTCAGCCAACCGACTGGGGCCGATCTTCTGAAGAACCTTGATCAGGGGGGCGTCATAATCTGGCATGACCTGAGTATGCAGGACTGCTGCATACGGTCAACCCATCCATCTCCTGTCTTGCAGGGAATCTACATTCCGTCCCATATTCCCGGCCATGAGTGACGAGGTGATTTATAAGGTCGAGATAGGCCGCCGGCTGCGGGTCGCGATCGAGGCGATTGGCGAGACCCAGGCGGAGGTCGCGCGTGAACTGGGCGTCTCTACGCGGCGACCATTATCCCGCCCATTGGTTCATGAAATGCTTTTCCGACCGCTACGGGGTTTCGACGGAGTGGATTTTGCGCGGGATTGTTTCAGAGGCGCCTTCGGGATTGGCGAAGGCAATATGGCGCGCGGATCAGGCTTCGCAGGCGGATCAATAGGCAGGGGTTGGCCGAGCTTCCGCAGGATCAATAAGACAGGCTGATATCCCGGCGGTTCACGGTCGGTGAAAAAAAGATGCAGAGAGTCTGCATCGCCATATTGACTGATGCAGAAACTCTGCATAGGGTGGCCTCCAGACACACGGAGGCTATCATGCTCAAGGCGCATTTCGACCACTCCCAATCTGATAAGGAATTACTTGGCGGCACGCACGGTGCCCACGGCGTCGCTGGCGCGAGTGGTGTATTTTACCAAGCAATACTACCGAAGCAAGAGGTAAAACGGGGCAGGACTCGCTTTAATTGTATTCCAATACTTGAGAGCGCGTCTAATGATTGCGCGCTTTCGCCACAGCCGCGCGCGTGGCCCAATTCCGCAGCCTGTGACGGACTGTCTCTGTCGTCAACCTGCCCCCGCTGCGAGGATGGGATTGCTTTCAACGGCAACGACCCGGCCGGCGGTGTGCGTTGCGATATCTGCGATGGCGCGGGCGTGTTGGAGCCTGTGTGCGGCCTGTGCGGCGAATATGGCGCGACGGATCGGATCGGTGACGAGGTGTTCCACCTGGGCTGCGCCGAGGAGGTTCTGGCCGACATGCACCGTGTGATCGAGATGATCGAGAGGGCGGCATGAGCGAGGATCGCCCTTCGCGGGTCCAGGGCGCCGCCGGGTATTACGACATCGTCGACCCGTGGGACCGCCGCGCCGACGACATTCTGAGCGTTGAGAGGCTCACGAGTTGGTGCAGAAAGCACATCGAACCGCCGCCCGCCGCCATCCTTTACGACGCCACGGCCGCGATCGAGCGACTGAAACAGGAGGCGCGGGATGACGTCGTCGTGCATCGGTAACGATCCATATTGTCCTTGCCAGGACGGCGATGCTTGTCATTACCGAGACATACCTGGATCGCCCGGATGGCCCCTGCCAACCGCCAACAGGAGGCGCGCGATGAGCGATGAATATAGCGATGAGTATGCCCGCGCGGTGTTGGAGATGTTGATCGTCAATCGTGGCGGCCTCCCGGAAGCGTGCGACTTTTGCAAGCAGCCATTCACCGTGGCCCGTTATCCGCTGCCCGAGGAAGCTGGCGCGTGGGCGTGTTCTGAATGCGAAGCACGGTGGACCCGGCGGGAGGACGCGGACAATGTTGAGTGAGGAACTGCGAAATCTCGCGTTGTGGATGCGCACGCGACGAAAGTTTCGCGCGCTTCGGGACATGCCGTGCGATCCTTACGGCGAGGAGCTGGCGATTGAGCGGCTCGACGAACTGGCCGAGCGGGCGGAACGGCTGGAGGCCGGCACGCGGTTGATGAGCGGTGCCGAGGTTGCCGAGATGGTCAGCAGAGAAGGTATTGGGCGATGATTGAATTTCGGCCCCTGACAGCGTGCGAGCGGTTTTCGCGTCTGATCTGGCCGCCTTACCGGCGCCGTAAAGAAGCCGCCATGGAAGATGCGATCCGTAGGCTGGTGGACGATCCTTCGTTGCCCTGTGTAATCGACGGTCGTGTCGTTCCCAACGGTTATGGGGCGGAATGATGCCCGGCCCACCGCTCCAGCGCCTGCTGGCCTCGCTGGCGATCGGTGTCGTGCTGGTGGGGGCATATTGGCTTGCGATGGAGAGTATCCCGCGCGCGATGCTGGCGGAGGCCGACGCGGCGGCTAAGTTTGTCGTGGTGGGGGGAAGATGATGGCCGAAGCAATGACTCCATCGCGTGCGCCATGGCCGGGAACAATTACGTACGTGCGGCCCGCGCGATGCGGGATGACGACCGGGACCTGCCTCGGGCCAGGAACGATTAGCGATGGATGACAATACCCTGGTGATGTGAGAAAAGCGGGTGCGCCGGGCTGGCTGTGAACCAACCCGGACGCGGAAACCGGATGCAGCGGTTTCGGGGACCCTGGTCATGGGTTTACCCCGGCATCGCTCATCCAGCAAACAGGATTTGAGCGAGGCGGCGGCATGAAAAAGAAAAACCCCAGCGAGATCCGGCGACTCCATCAGAAGTGGGGGTGCTGCCATCTGATTGGCCCGGAACACGAGGCCCTGCTGATGAAGGGCGAGACGCTCAGCAAGCTACGCAAGGCTGATCTGGACACTTTTGTGGAGTTGGTGTTCGGCCATTCTCTCTCAGATCCACCGGGTTACCGCGAGCGGCATCATGCCGCTGACCGATGAGGAAGAGCGCGCTGAACACTTGCTTCGGATGGAACTGATGACCGTGCAAATCGACCAGGGCCGCGTCAACATCGACAGGATGCGGCAAGAAATCAGGACAGAGAACCGGAAGTTTCTGGTTCAGTTGCTGCTGGCCCTCGCGGCGGCCGTCGCCGCCGGTGTGGCCATGGGCCGGTTCTGGCTGTTCCACGCGTGATGGTTGATTTTCTGTTCGGCGCGATCGTCGTCCCGATCATTTTGATTCTGCTGTTCAACGCGGTTGATTAGCGTAGTCGAGCAACCCCGGCACGACGGGAGGCGCGAGGCGAAGCGGGCCTGTCCGTGGGTTCAGCGATTTTTCCACCATGTTCTGCCCCACGCCCGGACTACGTATAAAACCCTGGGCGGCGCGATTGGCCGCGAGCGTCGCGAGCGTGCCGGCGGGAACCAGGGGATGAGCCAACGCGCCTAACCCGCCGCCTCCCGCGACGAGCCCCATGATCACGTTGCGCGCGGCGGTCCCGCTGTCGGGCGGCCGGCCAAAGAATATCTGTCCGCCGTAAGCCAGATCCCCCAGCTTGCCGCCGCCGGTATAAGCGAGGCCGCTGGTCGAGCCGTCAAATTTCCGTGATTGCGCGATGACGCGTTGCAACAGGCCATTCGGATCGATGTCGCCGGTCAGACCCTTTTGCTCGACCAGCGGCTGCACGGTTTTCATCACGCGATACTGATGACGAAGAGCCTGTAACGCCTCCTGATCGCCGGGCGCCGCCGCCCGCTGGAACGCCCCGTCCACGATGTCTTTGATCTTCATGCCAAAGCCGTGCAGCGTGGGGTCCTGGCGGCTGATCAGGTCATCCAGCGGCCCGTTGGTCTGGACCATGTTCTGATAACCCTCGCCGGTGATCCGGCCGCCGCCTTTCACGAACGCCTGACCGACGTTACCGACCTGCTTCTCGATCGCGGCGCGCTGTTCCGGTGACAGGGAGAACCGCTCCATGTCATTGCGGAGGTTTTGCAGGCCAAGCACCAGATCCGGATCGGCCGGGATCGTCGTGCGTCCGGCGATGGCGTCGATACCTGATACGATACGCCCGGCCGCGCGGTCCATCACGGCGTGGGTGATGCCTTTGAAGGGAGCGTTCGTCCCAGGTAATGCCTCTCCCATCTCGTTGGCCAGGGCTTTCTGCCATTGCAACCGCGCTTCCGCGATCCGGTCGCCAGCACCGGAAAACGGCAGCTTACCGGCCTGATCCGCCATGAGCCGGTAAGTTGGGTTGTCCGTCAGTTGTGTGGGGTCGAGCTTGATCCCGTATTGGTTGATGAAGCGATCCGCCAGCGGCGCCACATCGTCGTTCACCATCCCCGACAGCTTCCCGGCCGCCGCCTTCACGGGATAGCCCAGGACTTTCACGGCGGAGGCGAGCGCCGGGTTCAGCACTGCTCCCGCCGCCGCGCCCTCGGCCACCTGGGGCAGGATTGGTTTGTTCGGGTCCGCCTCAATGGCGCTCGTGGCGCCGCCCTGCTCAGCGCCTTGCAGCGCCAGGGAACCGCCTCGGGTCGCGAGTTGCACGGCTTTGGATGCCTCGGGTGCCGCCTGGGCGGTGCCCTGGAGATATTCCAACGCGCGTGAGACACCGGGGATCGAGGTCGCGCCGACCCGGCCGAGCAATGCCGCCGCCGCGCTTCCGGCGCGAGCCAGCGGACCACCGTAAACCAGACCGGCACCAATGCCCTGGCCCACCTTCGAGGATGTGCTGTTCGGATCGTTGTCGGGATTGGCCTGGTAATCCTGGCGCCGTTTTTCCAGATCGGCGCGAATGTCATCGGCGGATCGGTAACCCGGCAGTTGAGAGGCGATGGGTCCAAGAATGGCTTCGCCGCCACGCGCCAGTTTTTCCGCCCCATAATCGACGGCATTGCGCATGCCGTGTCCGACCGCCGTCAGGAATGGCGCTTCGACGGGTTCAGGAAAAAGCGGCTTCGGTTCACTCGTTCCCGGCCAATGCGGCGCGGTCAATTGCAGATTGGGGGCGATGTTGGCGCGGATCGCATCGAAAGTATTGCTGACGAGGCCGCCATGATCCATTGGCACCCCGTTCTGATATGGATGGGTCAGGGGACTCGGCGCCGCCGTGAACGGATTGACGGGCGCGACGGGTCCGACAGCGGTATCGCCGCCGCCCTCCGGACCGATCGAAACGTCGTTATCGAAGAGAGCCATTACTCACCTCCTGGCGCCTGGGGATCGGGAACCAGTTTCAGGCCGCCACCGGGGGCGCGATACAATGTGCGCGACTTTACGTTATAGTTATCCGCCCATTCAGCCACTTTCCCGCTCCATTCCGGGTTTGGATCTCTTCGGTGGGCATACAGGTCCGCCGGCATCTGGGGCACGATCGGATATTTCTTTTCCATGATGTCACGCGCCCGCTCCAGGGCGTCGGCGGAGCTGGTGTTGGGTCGTGTCATTTCTTCGTTATAGATCGTATTGAGTTTCATCTTGGCCCGCGCCGCCTGTTGCAGATATTTGATGACGGCGGTGCGCGTGGCCTGATCCTCGTAGAGCGACGGCCCCATGCTTTCGATGAAAGTCAGGTCGCGATCCGACAACTGGCCCATCTGTATCCCCGACCGCAATTCAGTGATCGCGCCGGAAATACCGCTCTGCAGCATCTGGATTGGCCCGGCATCCCCCTTCGGGACAATACCGAAATTAGCCAGATGATTAAGTAATGACGTGCCGCCGTATTTGACGTTGGCGAGGCTTTGCAGTGTGGTGTTCTTGTCCCCGACGTTGTCGGACAACGCCAGCAACCCCTCCAGATTTTGCACCTTACCCGCCGCCGTGACGCTGTCCTTGGCCAGCATGTCCCTGACGATTTTGTTGCTTTCCACCACGGCACCGGCGGCGGTGCTGAGACGTGACTGGCTTCCGCGCTCCTGTTCCAACGCGATGTCGTTGGCCAGCTTCTGCTTCGCGTCGTCTTGTTTCTGCTGCTGGTCCCAAAGATGCTGCGCGATGCCACGTTGCGACTCGGCCTGCTCCTTGCGGAAGACGTCCGCCGCGTCGGCCGCGTCTTTTTGTTTCGCCGCGATGGCATCGGCCCGCGCTTTCTCGACGGCGGCGAGTTTTGCCGGCACCTCTCCGGGCAGGCCAAGTCCCGCCTCCTGTCGCTGCCTGTCGAAGCTCGCGTTCTGCGCCGGTGTCAGGTTCGGATCGTAGCGCGGCAGGTTGGGGATCGGAATTTCCGTCGGCTTCCAGTCCGGCCCGTAGGGACTGACGATCGGTGGCGTCGCCTGGGCCGTGACGACGGCGCCCGGCATCGGCGCCGGGGTGGAGCCTGAACCAGGTGCCAGCGTCGTGGGGTCGGCTCCGGCGCCGATCATCCCCGCCTTGATCGCCTCGACGTCAGCGGCGCTGCCAGGGGGTGAGGGCGGGATAACCGACCCCGTGGGCGCCGCGGGTCCGGCGGTCTGGGTTCCACCGGCGCCGGGTGCGATCGGCGCCTCGGGCGGCGGCAACGCGGGACGAGCGCCGGCTCCAGCACCCGCTCCTGGCGCCGAGGCCTGACCGGGCGCTACCGCTGGCTTCATGAACGACGGGGGGGGCGTATTGGCGTAGCGGGCCTTCATCTGCCCGACAGTCATGTTCGCCAGTTCCGGGTTGGACTTGACGGCGGCCGGAACGACATAGGCGCTGATCGGTGCGTTGTCGGGCGCCCCAGCGATGGCGCCCGCCGCCCCGGCGCCCAGATAATGCGCGATACCCAGCAGCGGCCCGCTGGGCGTGACGCCTTTGCGCTGAAGTTCGTCGGCATTCTGTTTCGCCAGCCACTCGATGGCGATCGGGCCAACCTTCGCGCCGAACGCGGGATCTTTTTTCGCCGCGAGGATCTGATCCGGCGACATGCCGGCGAAATACTGTGGATTGGCGGTGGCGAAGTCGTTCCAGGTGCTATCGAGAAACTGGCCGACGCCGGCCGCCGAGGAGCGGGGATTCTGACCGGTCCCCTCATGCCCGCCGATGGCCCCCACGTAAGTATCCGCGCCAACATCACCGACGTTAGGCGGTGCCACACCGCCCGCCGCGATCCGTCGCGCCACATCCGCCGCCTGGGTTTGCGCCTTCAATTGCAGCAGCGGCAGCACTTCCTTCAGCTTCGCCAGATCCCCCTGCTGGTTTTGGATCGCGTAAGCCTGCTGAGCGCCGAGCAGTCCCGCCGCCTGCCGCGCGGTGGTGTCGTAGCCGTGCTCCGCCGCCTGGAAGCCCTGCGCCAGATTGCTGCCGAAGGTCTGGCCCGGCACGTAGTGCGAGGCCGCCATCAGCCCGGTGCCGAAACGTGACAGCGCCTGGAACCCGGCCTGCTCGCGTTCCGCCGGCGACAGCGTCTTCAGCGTCTCGGGTCCCGGCGAACCGGCGAACTCACCGAGCAGGGAGATGCCGTGCCGCAGCCCGCCCCAGAAGCCGCTGTGATCGACCGGCGTCTGATCCGGCTGGATGTTGGGCAGCGGCTGGGTGGCACGCGCAAACAGCCCATTGATCATCTCCGGCGTGAGCGCCGAGAGGTCGAGGGAGGGAGCAGCGGTCGTCTGATCATCGGCCATGGCGTCCCCCTACAATCCCAACAGCCCAGGTCCAGGCGGTCGTGACGGCATTTGTGGCGCTCCTCCGGCCACGGCGGGTCCGGTCGCCGCTTGCTGATACATCTGCTGACGCTGGGTGAGCAGACGTATCAGTTCAAGGAGGTTGATCGGCTGGCCCGGCCGGCCGACCGGCGAGTTGGGGATCGGCGCGTTTTGTGGCGCGAGCGTGGGCACCGTGCCGGGGACCGGTTGGCCGTCGCTGCTGCCACTGCCCGCGCCGAATGCCTTCGCCGCCGCCAGCCAGTTAAGACCGGGACTGTTCGCGCTGTTGAACCCCGACGTGTCGCCATATGTGGCGGGATTGGATGCGTCCGATGAGATTTGCACCATCACTCAACCCTCATCCCGATTTCGCTATGCTTGCTGCCGTGCTGCCGAGCTTGGACGCGAAGCCGACATAGGCGCCGATGGTGTTGAGCAGGCCTGGATCGGTCTTCTGCGTCGTGCTGCTGCTGCCCGTTCCCGTGGACGTCGTGCCGTAGGGCACCGCGCCCACGGCGGAGAGCAGCACATCGAGGTTCTGATACGGCTGCTGTTGCTGCGCCTGCCAGTTGCCCATCGCCTCGTCGATCAGTTGCTGCTGGTAATTTTGCTGCCCGGTGCCCGCCGCCTGCAGCGCGCCAGCCTGTTGCTGGTCGAGGTTGGCCTGGGTGACCGCCTGCCCCGGTAGCTGCTGCGCCGCGAGCAACCCTGATTGGAGGTTCTGGTTGGCCACGCCCTGCCCCGCGCCGAGGCCCTGGCCGTAGGCGGTAGCACCCAACCCGGCCAGTTGTCCCGCCGCCCCATAGCCCTGCTGGGCCAGCGCCCCGGCCGCGCCGTAACCCTGCTGGCCTAGTAGCGCACCGGCGTTGTAGCCCTGCTGGGAGGCGTTGTTGGCCAGATTGTAAGCCGGTGTGAGCGCGCTGTTCCACCCGCTGTTGAGCATGTTGCCGATGAACTGTTGCGTTCCCAGCGCGGTCT